GCATCCAAGTTGGTACTGGTAATAACATACCATGTACCAGCGGTGCCTGTAACAGTTCCGTCACTGTCATACCCAAGACCAAAATTTCTATACAACAAAATTTGCTGTGTTATTTCTTCACGAATGATAGTGCTAAGGTCAGTAAGGAATACAGGAATAATACTGTCTACAATTGCCCCAGTGGGCACAAAATTATTAAGTGCCACTGGTCCTTGTCCATTGGTCAAATTGCCAACCCCGCCATTGCTGCCATCACCTACCACTGCAAGTGGGCTGGCCCAAATTTCCAAGTGGTCTTCGGGTCTGGTTGGCAGGCCAGCTTTGAGTCTATTGTTGGCATCAAAGTAATAGGGTTGACCGTTAATAACTGGAGGAACAAATTTAATTAAACTTTTTTGCACCACATACTTGAATGCAGTACTGCTGGAAGATCCAACCATGACTGGCGCACCCAATGCATTTTGAAAATACCCTGTGGTTTCGTTGGCCAATGTTGTGCTTTGATTCCAGGTACTGAGTGCGGTGGTACCAGTGTTTACAGTTATCCTTGGAAAATTTGCGTAATAAAATTGAGTAAACGTAGCACCAGCAATTTCAGGCTGTACTTGATTGGTAATAAGTTCAGCAATTTCGTTGCGGTTAGTCCAGGCAAATAATGTGGCAGGCAAAATATTATTTTCCCATATAGCACCATCACTAGAGAATGTGTTGGTTGATGAATATTTGCCTGTGTTATCTACCAAGTCTAAGTATCGGCTGGTACCAATTGAAGCACGGTTGACCGCTTTTGATTTGATAATTGAATTGTAAAGAGTAAACGGAAACAGGTTGTAGTCTTCGCCGTTGACCATGCGATTTTGTGTGTAGTATCTTGCTGGAGCACGTTGCTTGATAGCATCAATGCTTTCACGACTTTGTGCATTGCTTACAGGTTGTGTGATGCCGCAGGTGAATGTAATGGTTTGTAGGTTGCCATTTCGATCAACATAGCTGATTGGCAACACAACGTTTTGCATTTCTGCAGGATTAATAATGTATTGCAAGCCATTTGACGCACGAACATACGCACGGAAGATACCAACTGGAATTTCTGAAAACACACCATCACCAAACACCATGGTAATCTGGTCATTGGTTCTACTGGTAGTGGAAAAAATTGGTCTTAGTGTTGTAGTTTGTTCTGCGGCTGATGAATAAATGTTTTCAGTAAATGTCCACTCTTTGCTGATACTGCCCACATTGTCCAGCTGGAACAACCATCGGTCTTCGTTATTCACACCATCAATGTTGATGTTTACTGTGCGATTGGCAATGCGTTCGGCCAAGTTAAAGTCTTGATTCTGCAATGTGCCTTGTTTGAAAAAGAAAAAGTATCCGTTGTTGGCTGACTGATATCCCAGTTGATCATTTCGATACAACAAATTAAATGTGCTGTTGGGTTTTGGACTGGGTTCGTAAATGTAGTCTCTTCCGGCTGTGGATGAGGTTGTGGCTTCAAACGGCATGTTTACACCGTCTACTGTGGCAGTATACGGCACCACTGGCAGGAACCCGGGTACCAAATTGATACCATATTCATTGGTGTCAACACCTAGAATAGTCTGGCGATTTGCAGGTCGGCCAATCTTTTGACTGCTGACCAAGGATGAGTTTACAATGGCATTCCACTGTTCCAACCAGTCAAAGTTTGTGGGATCTGCCCAGTTGACTGTGATGTTGGCCAGATTAACTCCGTTGTAATCCACAACATTTTCTGTTGTGGTCACTGAGAATGCTTTGAGCAAGCCCTGTGCGGCTGTGTTGCGTTTGGCAGTGTAACTGACCAAATTGGCCAATCGAGTGACTGAATCTCTACGTTCTGCTGTGTCTAAATAATTTTCACGAGTGTTTAGGTCAGTGCGGAAGGCCAAGGCCTGCCCCATAAACGCAATAACGTCTAGTAAAGCAATGTATTCAGATGACTCAATGTAGTCATTGAACGTTTCTGGATAGTACAAACGCAGATAATCAGTAAAACTCTTGCGTAGAGTTTCAAAATCATAACTTTGAAAGTCTGCTTCGCGATAGGTTTGATAGATCTGTTTCCAATCTTCTACACCAAATATCGCTGTTTGTCTAGTGGTTTTTGCCATTATGTCCGGGCCTTGTATTCTTTATCTGTTATTTATGTAGATAAAAAACGGCGTAGTTATACATAGCTGGCCGAGCGGCTGACTTGATTGAAGAATACGTTTAGTATTTCGGCATTTACTCCGCCCACAGTCTGTATTTCCAATTCAATCAGCATGCCATTTTCCTGGGGGTACACGTTGATGTTGCTGATGAATATTCTGGGATCGCCGCCAGCCACTCGTTGCACTTCATTGACAATGCCTTGTTGCACTGCATCAACTTGATTTTCAAACAGATAATTCCACAGTATTGTGCCATACGCAGGGCGCCCGGGCAGTTGACCTTGCCGAATGTTGAACGCATTCAAGAGATCGCGCTTGACCAATTCAAAGTCCACTAGTGTGAATTTTTTGTATTGATTCTGTGTGTTAAAGCCAACAAAGGTAGTCATGACAATATTTATTTAAAATTAACCAGCACTATTGTTGTTATTACTGGTTGCTCTAACTGAAATTTTGAAAGCTAACTCTTTAAGTAATTGTCTAATTTCTTCACTAAGAGCAGTCATTGATTTTGCGTCTTCTAGTGTAAAATTGTATGTGTTGATAATATTGTTTCGAGTGTAAGTGCCTAGGTTAAGATTTTCTATAGCATCCAGTTCTTTAAGAGCAGCACTATTGAGATCGGTTAGCCTTGCTCTAACTGTAGCTCGTAGTGTAATAGCTTCACTGTTTAGAAGATTCCATTGCTCTTGAGTAATAGTTTGATACTCTTGGTTAATTGAATTAATTTTTGTTTTCAATGCAGAGAATGATGCACTTAGAGACTTTATAAAGTCTGCAAATGCAAAGACAGCAACAGAATTGGTTGAGTTATTGCCGCTAATTTGAGGCACTCGTTCATCACCTGTAACTCGGTTGGCTGCGGCATCAACTGTTGCACTGTTAACAGTATTGTCGGCAGCTACTGGTTTGGTTTCTTGCAACACAGGCTCATCCACTTTGGCCTGTGTTAAATTCACAGCAAATGCACCATTTACAGCCGTGGCATCAAATTTGGCTTTGATGTCTGCAGGTAACCCAGGCGCATTCTTGGCCCAGTTGGCAGTGTCTGTCACACTCTTGGCTGCATTGGTAGCCAAGCCACTGAGTGCCTGTGGAGTCAATTTGTCTGTGGGTATGCCAATTGATTTTAAATCATTAAGTCCAGTTTTCATCAATCCCTGTTGCACTTTGTCTTGCAATCCACTATTGCCTAACAAGCCGTCAAGTCCTTTTACACCATCTTTGCCAGTCCACACTGTGGGACTTTTTAACACACTAACAAGATCGTTGTCGCCTGCTGATAGGAAGGCTGCGGCAGTGCCTGGCTTCACAAGGCCAGCACGCTCAAGTTGACTGGCATCAAGCCCAAATTTTCCTGCACCTAATGCATTGCTGATTGTGCTGGCACCTTGTCCTACCAACTTGCTGGCCTGTGCTAGAGCACCAGTTACATCAGGCAAACTCATGTTGCCAATACCACTTAATGCTGGACCTTGTTTGGCAAAGTCCGCTATGTTGATACCATTAGTGGGAGTTCCTTTGATCAACCCAGATAGTGTGCCAACTGCTGTGCTGGCCAAGCTACCTACCTGTGCGGCCGCACCAGTCAGCGCACCTGTGATTGCTGATGCTGACGGTAACGAAAATCCAGCACCAGCGCCTGACAGTGTTGAACTGATGGCAGCAGTAGCGGCGCTGGCTCCAGTGGTTAGTGAATTAAATGCAGCCGCACCACCTTTTAATGCGCTGGCTACTTGTGCGCCTGCACCTTGTCCTAGTGTTCCTATGCTGGCTGTGAGACTGCTTAGATTTGTACCAGCAGGCAATTTGCCGGTCAATGATGCCAGGCCTTGTGTTACTTGACTTTCAGCAGCTGCCAAGCCGGCAGCAGCTTGAGTAGCTGGACTTAGCACATCTCCAACTCTAAATCCTGTAAGGCCGCCGCTGGCTGTTTGTTGATCAAACACTGCTTTGGCCTGTTCAAATGTAGTGCCAGTTGGGGCTTTGATTTCAAACTTTTGCCCATTAAAATCAAAATTAAATGTGCTCATGCTTTTCTTGCTACCTCAAATCCAGCAGGCACTGGCACAGCACCTGGGTTAGGCGGCGGCTGTCCTGCTTCTAGTGGAATTTCAATATCCACACCTTTGTTGTGGTAAGGATATGGTTCGTGTGTGGGTGCTCGAGTCACAATGCTTTCTAATCCATCTGTTTTGACTGTCCATCCGGTAGCACTACTGAATGTGGTGTCATCTAAAATAGTTGTGGTCAAGTTGTTGGGCGCAGATACTGCATCAGCAGCAGGGCCGTTGAGATCAATACCACCTGCTGTGAATTTCAATGCACTGCCACCGTCCCAGCTGCCGGTAGCACTTTGCAAAGCCAAACTGCCATCTGATTTTACACCAATATAGCTCTTGCCATATAGTTTTAAATTTTGTTGAGATATCACAGTAAAGTCTGCATCAGCTTGCAAGGTAATATCTTCTATGGCTTTGGCTTTGATACTGCCGCCAGCATACATGTTGATATCTCTATCAGCATGCAAATTAATGTCGCCACGAGTGCGCAAGTTAATTGAGTTTGTGGCATACACATCTAGTGTGCCTTGTGAACCAAGTTCGAACCAAGCTAGGCCATTGGCATGAGTGATGTAGAAAAAGTCTCCGCTGTCGCTCATTGTGATTTGATGGCCAGAGGTGGTTCTAAAACGCAACAATCGATTGGAGCCGTTGGTATCACCATCATCCATTACCATGCTGTGTCCGCCCACACGGCCTATCACTTTGAGGTCTTGAGGTTTTAATGTTCCAGCAGCAATTTTTTCTTGTATTTCACCAAACTTCATACCGCCTTGATACACAGCAGATCCTGGTGTGCTGATGCCGTACACAGCAGAAGGTGACTCACGCTGACTTGAACTACCGATAGGGCCACGCTCAGGATCTTTAATCAGTCCCTGACGGAACATGGTTTCTGCAACCACGCCGTGTACAGGTTTGGGTTTGTCAAAAAACCGGCCAGACTCTTCCAACGCAAGATTATTAGTGTTGATTTCTACCACAGGCAATCGAACAGCGCCATTGAAATAAGCAGCTTGACTTTCATTCTCAGTAACAAATGCTGTGCTGGCACCCACAGCAGGAACCATGTGTCCTATGCTTTGGTCAGGTGCTGTGCCAATATAATAACCTTGACTGCGGTCACCGTTAACAAACACACATAAAACTGTGATGCCCACATCCGGTGGAGTAAACCACATGCCATAGCTGTTGGAGTTGCCGTCA